CTTTACCGTTCTTATCACTATACTGATATCCTCCTCCGGCACCTGCTTCAACAGTGACTGTATCGGTAACTGAAATGCAATGATCGAATGTTTGTTTGTTTGTAATGCTCCATTTAACATCAGCACCTGCTGAATTGACACAACCCGGAGCGCTGTCTTGTCTAAAATAGAATTTCTGTTGATCTTGTATTGTGCCCTTTACACAAAATACATCACAGTCCTTTGTATTGCTATTATAATAACCTTCTGGTATTAGTTGTCTTTTCATTACTTTCCTCCATCATGAGTGAGAATTATTACTACTCTCTTCACATCAATATTGTTATATAGTACTGTTTGATTTTTAAATGGTGATTACAAGAATTGAACTTGTCCTTGCTGGGTTTCAACCAACCGTGCTACCGTCACACCCAATCACCGTGGCAATATTCACTTTTTATTTATTTAAACTTAATGCAACCTAGCGTTGCATTGGCGTTCGGTAGGTGTAATTATTTTTATAAAAAATAACACCAAACAAACTAACCAAAACCGGAGAGCAGTGTACTCGAAACACATACTTTTCAGTACCTTCGGTTTAGCAAACCGAGAAGTCGCCTTAACTCTTTACTCTCCAAAATATACAACAAAAAAGCCCCGAACCGTTGTGTGGTTCGGGGCTTTTGCCCGTCTCTTGGTGTTTTATACCTTTAGTCCACAGCGGTTCCTTTATCATTGCTCAGGAGCAATGAGGATAATAAGCTTAGACTAAAATAAAACGTGTTCTTGTTCATGTTCTTTTTCCTGCTTCACCATATAATAGGGTATCTGTTTTGGTTTGTAAACAACTTTTTTGGATTTTTAGGAATTTTTTTCAACTATCCCTAATTAACAGTGATGTCCTAAAAATCTGCTTAAATCCTCTGGGGTGCCCAAACCCCACATTTTTTTTATTGGGAATGTTTTAATTTTTAATCCATCAGCAATAGCCTCATTGAAAACAGGACATATATAGAATTCATTATTAACTCTGATGTTTTTATCAATCATTTGTTCAGCATATTTAACATAGTCAGAACCTTTGTTCCAATAATATATTCCAACAGTTGCAATATCTGAAATTGGTTTTTTTTCCGCTACTTCTGAAACGAATCCATTTTCATCTAATTTAGCAAATGACCATTTTGGGTGAGTGGACGTAAATGACAATATTCCGCCATCTATGTCATCAGCAATCATGGAGTACATAAATTCATTTGACTCCCACTCAACAAATTGGTCTGAATTAGCTAAAATTAAAGATTCATCATTATCAACATATTGTTTAGCTAGTAAAGTCGTGCAAGCGGCCCCTTCAGTTATTCCATCGACTTGTATAATTTCACAGTTATTACTTATTAGATTTAATAAATGTTTTAAATTGTATTTTTCATAATGTTCTTTACGAACAATAAAAATATGCCTAGCATCAATATTTAGGTTGTCAACCACCGTCTGTATCATCGGCTTTCCATTAACATCTATAAGTGGCTTGGGAAAAGTGTACCCAGCTTTTTCAAATCTAGACCCAGCCCCAGCCATAGGTATTAGCACATTCATATTGTCACCTTGCCATTTTGGTTTAATTTTATATTTTTTATTGGCTTTGGTGATAGCTGTTTGTATTTTTTCATATGAAACATCTGTACAATTTTCAACGGCACAAAGATATGCTCCACTATTTAACACCGCCTCTCTGCCTATATGTGAATCTTCAATAATAACAGTTTCAATAGGGTTAACTTCAGCCCTAATCATACATTTCATGTACATTTCTGTATTTGGTTTAGAATTTTTTACATCTTGGTTTGAGTACATAAAATCAATATACTCAAAAAACCCTTTTCTAATTAATTGTAATTTAGCAGTTTCCCTAATAGAATTAGTGGCACAGGCAATAATATACCCATCTGATTTTAATCGTTTTAATATCTTTTTAATTCTTTCATCTGGCAAAAAATCATCTATAATTTTAATGGTCATTTCTTGTTTTAATTCCCAAACATTATTATGCAAAGTTTCAGCCAAACCTTTATTCGCAGATAACATTTGAAGTTTTTTTGTTGTTGATAGACCATCATAAGTAGAAAGATGTTCCTCTCTACTTATGGTCCCCATACCAATTGATTCAAGTGCTTTATTTAATGCTTCATAATGTAATTCACGAGAATCTACTAAAACGCCATCAAGGTCAAATATTACTAATTTTATCATATCACTTCCTTCTATAAAAATATTTATTGAAACATACTTTATCATTCTGTATTTCCTCTAAAGAAGTAATTTGCAAACCAGAATTATAAGCTAAATAAGCCCATCCCCTTTCCATCCCCTCTTGCATTAATTTATTTTGTGGAATAAATCTAGATAAGTCATGTTTTTTATCTATTTTATTCAAACCATTTTTAGAAATCTGAAATATTGGACCAAAAATACCATATGGCGGTCTTTTTATTGGTTTTATTATTTTTTTTACAATCAAAGAATACTGATGATAGCTCATAAATCGCATAGGAAAAGTCGCCCATGCGTTTAAAGAATTTTCATCTCTGTGAGATTTAAAAAAATCTAGCCATTTTGGGCTTTTGATAGATAAACTGTCTTGCATAAATAGATAATAATCAGCCAAATAGTTCTTATAGGCAAAAATATAAGCTCCAGAGTCGTAGCCTTTATATGGCGTAAAATCAACTTTTATTGGAAATTCATAGGGTTTATTTTTAGAAATATGTTCTAAAAATTCTACCATGTTTTTTTTAGAAATATCGGTTCCTATGACAAGGACTTCTTCATCTAAATTATTTGTTATTTTTAGACTATCCAATAAACGTTTTAAAATTTTTATGTCATCATATGTGGCTATAACAATCATAGTAACCTACCTATAATAATCATAGTTATTTAACGCAAAAAAAAGCTGCGGTTCCTCTCAGGAACCGCAGCTTGAGATAATCATTAACTTAAATTGAATCTTCCTTCGGCCATTCAACAGCTTTAGTGTTAGAAAAAGCACTAATACACGGTGTGTTTGTTTTTATTGCGGTTCGTGCTTGGGCCATCTTCATCTTGGGAAGTGGTTTCGCAGATTTTACAGCATTTGCTAAATCAACTATCTCTGAATCTGGCTTTGCAACATCATCTTCTATAGGGGCAGTAAAATCAGCAACTTCGCCATCAAAATCTGACATAAAATTAGCTGATTTAACTGATGCACCAGAAGCAACACTTGCACAGTATTGTTGTGTTCTTCCTGCTGCACGTCGCATTCCACCTCTTGTAGAATCAATGGATGCATTATCCCATGCTGCACAATTGGCTACTGGAATCCCAGTTTCTTTTGCCATTTCTTTTAAATAATCTTCACTACATCCCATATGGGTAAACGTCCATCGGTCTGTAGCCTGACAGCCTCCGATGATTTCTTTTAACTCAGCCGCACCATAATGTTTATCGCTCATGGAGTCGCCATCGGAAATGGCAATAACTAGATAGATATTATTTTCATCTTCCCAATCTGTCGTATCCATAAGTTTTTTGATTGTATATCCCATAGCATCTCGTAGAGCGGTTGCTCCATTTGGGGTATAATCATCATCACCTATTTCTGTCAACTCGGCAGCAGGAACACACCAAAGATGTTCAAAGACTTGTCCGTTAAAGGTTATTAAACAAACCTCTGTTTCCAGACCATTTTCTTGATTTATTTTTAGTTGTTGGACCTGTTCATTATATCCTTCAATAGCGGCTTGTTTTGTTTGCCACATTGAACCAGACTTATCCAATACGATTGCTACATGTAATTTCTTGTTTTCTTTTGACATTTTTTGTCCTTTAATTTAGTTTTTAACGATACGAATTCCATTTTACAGGATGTCCATCTTTAAAAGGGTTTCCTTTAGAGCTATTCAATGAAATTTTTAATTTGGGTCTTTCATCTGGCTTCTCATCAAACAGAATAGATGCGTCTTGATATCTATTTCTGATTTTTTCTTCGGCACCTTCGCCCATAACTATATCTAATATGTTATGAGCCGTCTCTAGATTTACTTTTAGTTCTCCCGTTGTAAGTGCGAGTCTAACAAGTTGCATAATCTCTAAAGGGATTCCTTCCCATGAGCGGCCAGTTTGGTCGCAAGTACCATCAGGTCGTAGAGGACGACGAGGATATAATGGGTTTTCCATGGCATAATTATCAGGCAATTGTCCTATTTTATTGACTCTTTTTATTTGGCCATTTACCTTTATATTTGACCTTCCCTTATGACCTTGTTTGATTTCCAACAGTAATTTCATCGTAGTTTCTACATCCACAGTACGTCCGTTTTCAAATACGATGAAAGCATGTCCTTTAGAAACTTCTTTAAGTCTTTTAGCAATTGGGGACGTATCTTCTTCTGGGTCGAAATTTTCAACCAATTCCTTTAAAGTCATACGTTCTGTTCTTCTACGGCTAATGGGGCGATTTTCGACGTTATCATTTCCTCGAAATATTTTTGCAATTTCTTTAGCCACAACACGAGGATATGCCTCTAGACCAGATGGAGTTTTAACTTTTGGGAGACAGGTCAAAATATCCTCATAAGAGAACCCTTTGAGTCTTTCTTCGGAAGTTCCACCTGATGCTTTTAAGCACATTGTGAATTCATTGGGGTCAATATACCCCGGATTTGCGTTGCCTTTTTCGTCTTGTCCAATTGCTTCGTTATGCTCTACGATGAGCGCAATAGCGTTACTAATCTTTTCTTCGTACATCTTAAGCTCCTTCTTCTACGCAGCCTGTTGCTGCAATCTTCGGTAGCGTATCTACCAACTATAAGTAATATAGAGCTTTTAATAATAAAAACAAGAAAAAAGTTGTTTTTCTTTGTGAGTTGTAATCACTATATATATTGTAATGAGAACTTTCGAAGATTTTATTTTAGAAGAAGACCCGCAAGCACCTCCCGGTGGACCTCCAATGGGTGGTGGTATGGACCCGATGGGTGGTGCTCCTCCAATGGGTGGTGCTCCTCCAATGGGTGGTGGTGCTCCTCCAATGGGTGGCGGCGGTGCTCCCCCGATGGGTGGTGGTATGGACCCGATGGGTGGTGGTATGGACCCAATGGGCGGTCAGCCTCAACCGGGACAACCAGAACCCGCAACAGAATTCAAAGCTTCTAGTGTTTGGGACGTAATAGAAAAAATACTTTCAGGAAAACCTGTAAATCCTGAAGAAAATGCTGGCGAAGATAAGCCAGATATGGTAGATTCTACGCAACAACAACAACCACCCCCACAACAACAACCACCACCCCCACCTCAACAACCTCAACAACCACCCCCACAACAACCGGGAATGGCCCCCCCTCCTGCGGCCCCACCACCAATGATGTAGCCGTGGTTCTATTGAGCCATCGGCTCAATAGAGGTTGTTATGAAAGTATTGTTATCTTCTGATTTACATCTGTATCCCCATAAAAAGAGTTATAGTCGTCTTCAAAATTGTTTAGATGTTTTATCTTGGATATTTGAAACGGCAAAAGAAAAGCAAATTAAACATATTTTGCTTCTCGGGGATTTATTTCATGAAAAACAAAAAATAGACGTATACACTTATCAAAAATCTTTCGAAATATTTGAAAAGTATATGGATGGGTCAGTAAATGTTTATTTTTTATTGGGAAATCATGATATATGGCATCTAAACAAATGGGATGTAAGTAGCGTATATCCTCTTCGAAGTCTCCCTAATGCCACTGTTATCAACCGTCCTTGTACTTTACAAGTGGGCGAATATCCAATTAGTTTTCTCCCATACACATCTGACCCCGCAGAGGACATTGTTGATATCCATAATGATTCTAAGCATAAAATATTATGTGGTCATTGTGCTATAGATGGAGCATTACTTAATGTTATGGGCGGCGTTCATTCTAATGTATCTGTAGAACACGATGGATACATGAGCAAAATGTCCCCGGAGATTTTCAAAGATTGGGATCAAGTATTTCTTGGGCATTATCATGCCAAACAAATCATCAAGCCAAATATTGAATATATTGGCTCACCACTTCAATTGAGTTTTGGAGAAGCTTTTACTCATAAAGAGATACTTGTATACGACTTAGAAACACAAGAAAAAGAATATGTAAGAAATAATTTTAGTCCCCAACACTTTATCGTACCTCAGAAAGATATAGACAAATACGACTTAAATGATAATTTTATTCAAATTATCATGGAAGATTTAGCGTCTTCCGATATCGTAGAATTAAGAAATGAAATATTAAACAATAACAAGGTGGGGACTCTTGAATTCAAACAGGTTGAAAAGGAAGAAGAGGAAGACCTTGTGGATAATGCTAAGGCTATTCTCTTCAAAGAATCAGAGATGTTAGAAAAGTATATTGAAATTAAAAATGAGGCAGATTCTCTTGATGGTCTTAATAAAGAGAAATTGCTAACAATAGGACGTAATATAAAAAATAAGGAACTTTAATGAAGAACTTAGATTTTCGATATGTTCGTGCAAAGAATTTCCTGTGTTTTGGCCCAGAGGGAATCGAGATTGATTTAACATCATACGGTAACATAATTCTTGTTCGTGGCAAAAATAAAGATATTTTAGATGATGAGGGAAATGCATCTTCAAATGGAGTTGGAAAATCAAGTATTCCTGAAATACTTGTTTATGCTTTGTATGGTAAAACTATTAAAAAACTTACAAATGATAAGATAATCAATCTTAAAGTATGTAAGAATCTAGAAGTAGAAATTATATGGAACAACTACCGAATAGTTCGGAGCAGAAAACCCAACAAGCTTAAATTATGGGAAAGCGAAGACCATATATGGGATGAAAATAACGAAAAGACTCGTGGGAGTATGACAGAGACACAGAAGGCGATTCAAGATATTATTGGCCTTTCATATGAAACGTTTGTCAACACTGTAATATTCAGAGACAACAACAGCGGATGTTTTCTTGAGTGTGATACTCCAACAAAAAGACAAATTATTGATAATTTGTTATCTCTAGGTTCTTACCGAGAATATTCAGAAAAAGCTAAAAAGATAAAAAACAAATACAAAGAAAAAATAAATCTAATTTCTGAACAATATTCTAATATTCTTGCCCAATTAAATTCATGTGAAATTAGAATCAATAAAATAAAACAACAAGAAGAAGAGTGGAAAAACAACAAAGAAGAAGAGCTTTCTGAATTAGTCAATATTATTAAAACTAAAACTATATCTCTCAGGAATAGTAATTCTGGAGCGGCTCTTATTAAGTACAATGAAGCACAGGAAGAACTAAAAGAATTAAAAGAAAAAATGTCTCAACTCCAATCTGAGATTGAACAAATAAACAAAATAAAAGAAAAGATTAACAAACAACTAGATGAAGAGGTTGTTAAGAAAGCTGAATTGGATTCTGTCTTAAAGACAGCACAAGCCAATATAACAAACCTCTCAGCTACAATTAGTAAGAATAAAAAAACAATATCTGATTATGAAAATAAAGAAGGCAAAAAATGCCCAACGTGCCTTGGAATTGTTAAAAAAGAAAACTATGAACATGTCATAATAGAATCTAAAAACAATATTAATGATGAAGAAGCAAAATTAGAAGCTCAAAAATTGATAGCCGAAGAAAAATTAGCTCTTCTTGTCCCGATAAATTCAAAAATAAAAAAGTTATACGAAGCTGTTGAATTAGCCTCAAATAAATCTTTAAACAATTCTAAGAGAATTACGAGCGTCACTTTTAATATGTCTCGGTTGTCTAAGATTAACAAACCCGATGCCGATTCTGATGATAAGATTCTTAATAACGATATCGAAAGTCTCAAAAAACAAGCACTGGCTAAAAAGGAAGAAACCTCCCCATATACAGAGATAAGCTTATTATCTGTTAAAGAAAAAGAGGAGAAGGAAATTGAATGTAAAGATAAGAAGACTGAATTAGAGAAATCTGAACAAAATTTACCTTATTATGAATTTTGGGTTAAAGCTTTCGGGGACAACGGAATACGAAAGTTTATTATTGATGGAATAATTCCAGCATTAAATTCCCGAATTTCTTATTGGCTTCAATTCCTCATTGACGGAAAAATAAAATTAGAATTCAATAATGAATTTGATGAAACAATTAGTAGAGTTCCTACTGAAAGCGAATCGTTTGATTATCATAACCTGTCGGGCGGCGAACGAAGACGACTTAATCTTGCTGTATCCCAAGCATTTGCTCACATAATGACAATAGATTCTGGGGCATCGTCTTCTATTTTGTTTTTAGATGAAGTTACAACTAACATAGACCCGTTAGGTGTAGAGAATGTATACAACATGATTATGCAGTTATCTAAGAATAAAAAGGTGTTTGTCACTACTCATGACCGTGATTTATTAGAATCATTAGGCGATTGTGATTCTATTAATTTGGAAAGAAAAAACGAATTTACAACTTTCAAATAATTAAAAATTAATAGTTTATTTATATAAATTTTTTTGATATAATATCGTTAGATAAAATGATTTGAAAGTTTGCACGGCAGTTCATTAACCTGAGCGTAGAAAAGAAAGAAGACCTGATGGAAGAGAAGAATGTTGTAACTTATGAGTCTGTCAAAGACCAAACCACCGAAGAATATTTCAAAGATAATCAATTTGCCATAGATGCATTCAATAGCAAATATATCTTATTTGAAGGAGAAACCTACGTTCAAGCAATAAAGAGAGTATGTGATTTTGTTGCCTCTGCCGAAGAAACAACAGAACTTAAAAAATACTGGTCTAATCGCTGGTTTGATGAAATTTATAAAGATTGGTGGCACCCAGCAGGAAGCATCATGCAAGGTGCAGCATCGGGGAAAAATGTTTCTTTATGCAATTGCACCACCATCTCTTTGGGTAGCGGAAGAGATGACGAAGAATGGGATAATTTAGAAAGTATTGTAAAGAATACAGCTTATACCGTTGCTAAAGCCGCAGCATTTCGTCAGGGAATAGGTGTTGATTTTTCTCGACTACGCCCTGTAGGAACAAGTGTTAAAAATTCTGCAAGTACCAGTTCTGGTGCTACCCATTGGATGAAATTCATAGATTCAATTGGTTATTATGTTGGTCAATTTGGTCGTGTCCCAGCCATGCTCTTTTCTCTTTCTTGTGACCATCCTGATGTTGAAGAGTTTATTAAGATGAAGGATGGCAATACAGAGATGCAAAATGCAAATATATCTGTACATTGCACAGAGGCATTTTACAAAGCGGTAGATAAAGATAAAGAGTGGCAACTCACATTTACGATTCCAGAAGTGAGAAAGGGACAAAAAATTTATTTGGATGTCCACAGCACAGATAAAGATTCTTTATATGATAAAAAAAAGAAAAAGTATTATCATCTCGCTCGTAAGAATCGAAAAGAAGAAAAGATTATCAAGACAGTTCAGGCCAGATATCTCCTTGAACTTATAGCGAAACATATGTCCAAGTGTGCCGAGCCGGGAATACAAAATATAGACATAGCTAGAAAATATTCTAATTCAGACTATGTTTATGACCCCAAGGACGAATATGACAGCAGAATCATTTCTACAAATGCCTGTTCAGAACAGTATCTTTCAAGAGATGCACTTTGTGTGTTATCATCGGCTAATGTGGGAACATTTTCCATTAATCCAAAAGAATATGAGCTACAACTTCAAACAGTAGGAGAATCTCTAGTTAGATTTCTTGATAATGTTAACACTATGGAAATTGTATCTGGAACTTACGCCACACCATTCCAAAAAATGTCTATAGAAAAATTAAGACGTGTTGGTGCTGGATACACCAACATTGCAGGGTGGTTGTTCAAACAAGGTCTTGAATACGGAACACCTGAAGGCAATAAGGCTATTGCGGAATTCACAAAGAGATATAATTATCATCTTTATAAATCTTCAATAGAATTAGGCAAAGAAAAAGGGAGCTTCGAATTATTCAATCGAGAAAAATTTGAAGCTTCTCCATTTGTGAAAAGAATGATGAAGCTTGGTTTAGAGTTTAAAACCATGCGAAATTGCAATTGCTCTAGTATTGCACCAACAGGCACGTTGTCTCTTATGTTCAAAAATTTAGTTTTATCTTATGGAATTGAGCCTGCTTTTGGTATTTACTTCTGGAAAAGAACACGTATTGCTGGTCATTATGATTACTATTTCTGCGTTCCTGCTGTTGTCCGAGAAGCTTTTAAAGAACATGGTTTAGAAATTCCCATCGCAAGCGATACCATTAAAGACACATGGGATGGCAAACGTGGAAAACCCGTAGCCGAATTCATAGATAATAATTTGGAAAAATTAGGAATCAATTTCCATCGCTCTACTCATGTCAAACCAATGGACAAGCTAGATTTGATGGGTCGAGTAATGAAACATATAGATTCTTCCATTTCTGTGACATATATGTTGCCAGAAAATGCCAAATGGCGTGATGTTTATAATTTTATTCTTGCCGCTCATAAAAAAGAAGTTAAAAGTATCGCTGCCTTTCCAGATAAGAAGATGTACGGGATTATTTCTTATATCCCCTTTAAATCTCTTGCAACTAAACTGATATCAGAAGGCTTGAATATTCATGACCAAAACTTTACTAAGAAAGAACACTCACAGCTTGAAGAATATTTTGGAATTAGCCCTCATGCCGCTGATAGAGGACAAATTTCTAAAACAAAAGCACCTATAAGACCTCATGTACTTCAGTGCGATATTCATCACATTAAAGTCACTAAGAAGCTGGATAAGGTGAGAACTTTTGATTATCTAGTCATGGTTGGATTGTTGGGGGGAGACCCATATGAAGTGTTTGTAATGGAAAATGGATTTGTTCCTAAGAAAAATGTAGTTGGGACTATTTCGAAAATAAAAAGCGGCGTTTATTCGTTACGATTTGAAGAAGATGGTTTCACGATTGATGATGTAACAAAAGATGCCACGCAAGAAGAAGATATCTTTACTCGTCTCATCTCCACATCTCTTCGTCATGGAGCGGATATCCTTTATGTCGTAGAACAGTTAGAAAAATCAGAAGGCGATTTGTGTTGTCTTTCAAAGGCAATTTCTCGTGCTTTGAAGAAGTATATTAAGAACGGAACGAAAGTAAACGGAAAATGCCCGGATTGTGGTGGAAATGATTTAATGAGAAATGAAGGCTGCATTGGCTGCTCGTGTGGTTGGAGCAAATGCGGATAAAGAAAGGAAATTATGTCAGTAAACGAAACGTCATTTGTAAATAGAAAGAATGTGTCTGATAAGAATACGAACGAATGTATTGAAATTCTTACTAATATTAAACACTTTAAAGATGTAAGACCTGTTACCTTAGAAGAAGATAAAACAGGGATAGATTTGTGGGTAGACTTTCCTAAGAAAAAGAATGTCCCTATCCAGTTTAAAATTAGATATAACTGGCCAGACTACCCAGTGGTAATAGCACAACCTTTTTATGGATGGGGCCATGAAAACACAAAAAAAGGAAGAGACATAAAAGCATTGTTTAACCATATGTCCGAATATTACTATGTTGGAGTCACAAAGAATAACAAATTAATATCTGTTTCTAGATGTGAGAGTAAAGAACTCTGTAGAATCTGTACCAAACTCATAGCAAAATGGAATAGGACTAAAGACAACTGGGATAAACCAGAAATATTTAATGAATTAACCACTAAAAAGTGGATAAAAAATAAACGAAACGAAAAAGTCTTCTCTGATGGAAAATGTGACATCTGGTGGAAAAAGAATTGGAATGAAAAGTATGGGAAATTTAACCTGTATGTTCCCCCCAAAGAATTAGTTACGTATGAAATCTTATACGAAGCATAGAAAGAAAAGAAATGAATAGAATTAGCATGAAAGTAAAAAGAACACACCCAGATGCACAGATACCCACCCAAGGAAAGCCAACTGATTCAGGTTATGATGTTGTAGCTATAGATGATGGAGTCTGGTCTGAAGATGGAAGATATATAGAATATGATACTGGTATTGCCGTTGAATTACCAATTGGGTATCATCTTAAAATATCTGCTCGGTCTAGTGTAAGTAAATATGATTTAGTTCTTTGCAATGGCGAAGGACTAATAGATTGTGTGCCTGAAGGAACTTTTATAAAAACACCAGATGGAGATAAGTTAATCGAAGATATCTTTTCTTCTATAGATAAAACAAATATATTATCTTTTAACGAAGAAGAATGGCAAGTAGAAGAAGACAGCATAACGGACATGTGGATTAAAGAAGATGTCCAATTATATGAAATAGAAACAGAAGAAAATGATAATATAAAAATACCTGCTAATAAGTTATTATACACTAAAGATGGGTGGAAAATGTTAAAAGATATAAAAGAAGGTGAAGAAATATTAAAATTTTAATCAAAATATTATACTATATCACTATATCTATTCACAAATAAAAAAAACTGCTAAAGATATCTGGAATCACGATAAACAAAGAATTGAAAATATTAAGAAAATTGGGTATAATGTCATAGTGGTTTGGGAATTAGATTATAAAAAAAATAGAGATATTCTCTTTCAGGAATTAATTAATGAAATTCGTAAAAATAAAAAAAATAAATAAACATAATAGGCAAAACATATATCATATCACCACGCAAAAAAATCATAATTTTTTTGCTAATAATTTATGCCTACATAATTGTGATTATCGTGGGTCAATAAGATTTAGATTTAAACATATACGGCCAGAGACTCTGGTAGATGGGCAATTACATAGCATCCCGTTGTTTCAAGAATTGGCCCCTAAGTTGTACAAAAAAAGCGACAGAATAGGCCAGCTTAAAATTGAAAAAACTATTTATGGTGATATAGAAGAAGTTGAAGAACTTTCAGAAACCGACCGAGGTTTAGGTGGTTTTGGCAGTACTGGCAGCTAGGTATGGGAGGTTTTGGTAATTGGCAGCATAGATATGAAAAGCCAATTTAAACACCAAGGTTTTCAGGCATGGGACGCACCATCAGTTGACAGAAAAACTCCTGAAAAGGGATATGTGAAAGGCAATGTGGTGTGGTGTATCATTTAACGAATCTCAATTTAAAAAGGTATTAAAATCAGTTAAATGGTGGTATGAAGAATAACAGTTGATTTTTTCATTGATTTGCTTTATAATACTTTGATGTTTGATATAAAACACATTAATATACAACGAATAAAAAGTCGTAGCAAAAACAACTTTTTCTAGAATAGATACTAACATGAGCAACATGAGATTCAGAGACTACTTATTAAATGAAGACGCATCTTTTCTAAACGAGAAGATTGGCGACTTAACTAATGCTATGCAAAATTTACTGGATAACAGTGAAGGAATGGGCAAGCGACAAGTAGTTACTGCTTCTAAAAAAATAGTAAACCAAATACGTACTATTCTTCACACGCACTGGCCGAAGAAGGATACTCAATATCTCGCCCCTCTTCAGAAAGTAGGGGTTGCTATTATGAATGCCATTGAAGAAAAAGATGATTTAAGTGATATCATGACCGCTTCTGTAGAAGAGCTACAGAAATTAGCAGATAGTGTAGGCACACCTGTAAACACACTTGCCTCACCAGAGAAAGCCCCTCCTGAAAATGAGACTTTACCTCCTTCTGAGAGCGAATCCCCGCCAGAACAGCCAGAACAGCCAGAACAGCCAGAACAACAACCTCAACCTCCAGAAGGGCCACAAATGCCCCCACAACAGCCCCAGATGGACCCAAATCAGCCACAGGCACCACAGCAGCCTCAACAATTTCCTCAATTTTAGTTGATTTGCTGTGGAATTTTGATATACTAACTCTCGTTGAAAATCTATTTTCGCAAACCCAATAAAAAAGGCTGGTGTATTATTTGCGGCATAGCAGGATATATCGGAAGAAGTAAAAATCCAGAAGTCTCATTCCAAATAATGAACTCTGTTTTTGACCAGTTGGAAGTTCGTGGAACTGACGCTTCTGGTATCTGGGGAAGTCAAAGGGATAACGGTAAGATTATTTACCATAAGGAACCCGGAAAAGCATCTGACTTCATTGATACTGATACATGGAAGAGCGTTTGTGCTGCCAACCCTGACCTTCTCATCATACATGCAAGAGCTTCGTCTACTGGCGTTGGAACGGCCCACGTAAACAAAAACAATCATCCATTTGCAAGCACAGACCGCACAATTGGTTTAGCTCATAATGGAAGAATTCCCGATGCTGAATATAAAGCTCTGAAGAAGAAGTACGAAGTGAATTCTGCTTGTGACTCTGAAATTTTACTTCGTATATTTGAGGCAGGCGAAGAATTAGATGATGACCTTAGCGGATTGAAGCTGGATGCAAACATTGTTAATCGCCTCATGGGACTTCGAAACATCTGGTCTCAGGTAGTCAAAGGACAAATGGCAGTCGCTATTGGCGAAAGATTAGAAAAAGGTCATCGTCGTCTGTGGCTCTTCAGAAATAGGCATCGTCCTCTTTGGTTGATGGACCTAAGAAAAACTCTAGGATTAGTGTTTTTCTGTTCTACTCCAGAAATATGGCATCGAGCTATTCTGTCCTGTCCAGAAGCTTCTTCTATTGTAAAAACAAAAACGAAGCTTATTGAGTTGCCCACAGAAGAAATATGGGTTCTTAATACAAATCCTGCTCATCCAATTTTGGAGAATAAGACTCTTCGCAAGTTCGATGTTAAAGCTACTGGCTATACGTCATTCGAACATGATGGCGACGAAATCAAAATTCCTCAAAATAAACCCGTTGCTGAAGTCATCACAAAATTAGATGATGACGACGATGTTATTGGTAAAAAATCTTATACCGTTGGTAATCAATATAACACATATGGTGCTGGCAACAGAAATCGCCAAGGGGATTTGTATAAAAACGGTGGTTGGCAAAACCAAAATAACAGGACACCAGCATCAGCCAAAAAAAAAGCGGACGACGCCGAATGGGATTTAGAAGAATTGAATGCTGGGACCGACATTGACATAGACGATGATGATAGTGATGGCGGCATGGCCTCTGAAGCACTATTAGAAACAATTAAGAAAAGTATGACTACTATTCGTGGAAATCTTGATAAAATAGAGACGATTACAAAGAAGGATGAATTTTCTACAGAAGATGGTGTTATGTTAGCTGATTCCTTAGAACAATGTGGTCTGGACATGGAAGGGTCTTTGAAATTGTTGGGTGAGTAATTTCAAAGATGCGACAGGATTTAATCGAATTTGAGAGAGATGAAATTAGTATGGCTAAAGAACTAAATAAAAAAATTGGCACAAATATTACAACTATTCGTGAGAGTCTTGAAAAAATAGAAGCAATCATGAATGGTGCTGAAATGACGGCAGAGGATGGCAACTATTTGGCCGATACCTTGAAACAAACTAATTTGGACATGGAAGGGTCTTTGACTTTACTAGAGGCTAAATAGTTGATAATAGAGCAAGCAATTAATTCGAGCATTGGCGATATACGTACAATTCTTAATTTAATTGAATTCTCCTTAGACAGTATATCGGCATCAGATGGTGACGCACTAGCTGATATGTTATTAGATGCTGATATGAGAACAACTAATGATGTTTATTGGTTGGAATCACAGGGACTTCAAATTGACTAATCCAAATGTTAAATTTATCAATGTCATAAATGTCTGATTTGCGTAAATTTTCCTTTTGCTCTAGTGGCTGTAGATTGTCAAGAGCGTTTATTATTTTTATATCTTTTATATTGTGGTCTAAAAACGCCTTTATAGGAAATATGTGGTCTAAATGCCATTTTCTTTTATGAACATTTTCCCAATTCAAATGATTTATTATATGTAATCTTAATTCGTTTGGTGTATATCCTAATAATTTTCTACTACTCTCATTTTTTTTATCCCCAACGGCACATAATGTTCTACTAAGCGTACTGTATAATTTTTTCCTAAACATATCATTTTCTTTTTTCAATTTACGGTCCACAATCCAATTTGGGTGATTTAAACCAGAGTTTTTTTTGTAACCACATTTGCATCTATTTCCTTTTAGAAAATCGCTTAGTCTCACATGAGATATTCTTTTACAAGAACATTTATATTTCATAGGAACATGTGTGGACTTAAACTCTCCAAGCAATTCACACCCGTCTTTTTTGAATATTTTTTGAACTATTTTTGTATTATATTTTTTATTAGATTCACTTATTTTTTTATTACCACATTCACGACATCTTGAACCATTTCTAAATGAATTCCAATTAATAACAGCTTTATTTTTACAACTACAAACATATCTCATTTTATAATGTGAATTAATATACTCACTTTCAAGCAAAACACAATCCTTAGATTCAAAAAATTTTTTAACATAATTATAATTTAATTTTTGCTTTTCTTTTATTTTTTTTAATCCGCAATGTGGACATCTTTTCCCTGATGAAAAATTATTAAGATTTATTTTATGTTTATTTCCGCATGAACATTTATACAACAATAATTGTTTTGAATTTTTATATTTTTTTTCTAATAATTCACAATTAGATTGTTTAAATATATTTTTAACATGTTCTAAAGTAAATTTCTTTTTTTCAGATATTCTAACGCCAGCACAAGATTTGCACCTTCTTCCGATTCTAAATTTCATCCATGAAATTTCAGAATCATTTCCACAAATACATTTATATTTCATTTTGTAGTGGGCGTTGATGTAAGAATCTTCTAAAAGAAAACATCCTTGTTCTTCAAAATATTCTTTCACATCATTATATTTTAATTTTTTAGGCATTTTTAAAAAAGAAATTATCAGGTAGTTTAAAAAAATCATCAAATTCTAAAATTATCCAATCGTTATATTTCATGTATATTTTAAATTCATAATTTTTTACATCTTCATATTTTACAACAGACAACATTGGTTTTCTGTCTTTTTTCCATAATAACAATGGTTTTCTTCCACATCGTTCTGCATCTTTTTGTACTTGAGACAAAAAACCATCTAATTGAGAGCACTTTCCATTAAATACAGAACATAAATCTATTTCGTTATAGCCTCCTTTAGATTCAATTACATATTTAAAACCACCCGATGGACATACTAAATCTCCGGTAAAAGTATCTTTTGCATGTTGTGGTAAAACAACATTTTGGCCCCATCTTGCCCCAGACGCAACAGTTCTAGAAAATTGTCCCCAACTAGGAAATTTTGATAACATTTCTTCAAAACGTTTGTTTAATGCAGCCACAACTTGAAGCTCTTTCCTTTTTCCTTTTTTGTTAGAATTTACCTTTTTCTTTTTTTTTGGTTTTAATAAATTATCTATAATAAAATCTTCGTTCATATTAATTATATAGTCTATAGAGTTTAATTCTGGATATAATTTTTACCTTGGATACATGATTTAATATAGTTATTTAAAAAGATTTCCTTGTCGCTTTGCCCATTGAGCAGCATGAGCTTTTCTTCCACCTCTATCTATCTTTTTATTTATGATGCTTATTACTCTATCTGGGTCTACTTCCCCTTCGTCACTAAGAGCTGGCTCAAAATAGTACAGGGAAGATGGTTTTGTTGGCATAGATTTATCAACAAATTGAGATGCATCAAATGGGATTGCTCTAGAAGCCGAACTACCCTCTTTACCTTGTTGTAATCTTTGGAATTGTCTAAGCATTTCATCTGGGTCATCTTGCAAGTGAGTTGCACTAGCTCCCATTCCGTATCTACCCGAAATAAGCGGAACCATGAAACTGTCTGGTGCCCCTTTGGGTTGTCCAATAGCTTTTTTTGGAATTTCTATGTCTTTTTCTATTATTGCTTGATAAACTGGTTCACTTGGGTCTAACGCAGAACCCATATCTGCATAAATTCCTTTACCGTGTGTTGATACAAGGCGATAGAAATGTTCTACAAAATCTACCCAAATATTCCATAATTGTTTGCTACCTATTTTCTTTTCTTTTTCTAACTTTTTCAATAAGGCTGTATAATTTTTAGGTCCATCTTCGCCGTCCCATTTGTTTACGTTAAACTCGTCGGCCATATCTGGAAATACTTTAGTATAAATATCTATATTATGGGTGTCTATACACCCTGCTTTCCCAAACAATAATTGAGCAATAAACCCAGCTTTAACAGGCCGAACACCGGGGATTTTGGATAATCTTCTTATCAACTTTTCGTCATCTCCCTCTTCAGATAATTTCGGAAGTTCATTGAATAGTTTTTCTCTATCATTCCATATGTAAGCAATTGTATCATATTTAAAACCTGATATAGTATGAGCCATAGCATGATACTTGGTGTTAAATGCATCAACTATATATCTTAATTTTTGTGTGTCTACTTTATTAGGAAAATAATGTTTTAATATCATCATAAGTACTTGGAAATTATCCCAGTGCTTTGAGAATGGAACATTTGCCGACAATGGTGAAAAAAGCATTGTTTGAGCAAATTGGTCTGGACCCGAAAATGCGAACTTTTGTATAGATTTAATATGTGTATCATAACCGCTAAGAGGGTTTATTGGACACGCATCTGCTCCTAAAATTTGTTTAGGTTCATCAAATAAAGTTGAGGAAAAGTCCTTACTTCTAAGAGCTTCAGGTACTCTTCGCCCTTCTATAATACATGCAGCGGCAACATATCCCACAACACCTTCGTAAAAATTTATCCAGTCTTTAAATTCCATATAATTATTTAGTAAACAAATTGCTTCTTTCGTTCATAAATAATAGCAATGAGAACATTTATTCAATATATCGTAGAACAAGACGGCGTGCCAACACAACCAGAACCCCGTGGCCTAGAGGTGCAACCACAACCAGTGGCACAAACACAATCACATGCTGTTCAGACAGCACAGAGTCAACAAAACGCTCAACAACAGCAACAAGCTGTTCAACAAGTTCTTATGGCGGCACAGAACGTAAATCAAGGGTTACAAACATTAAGAAGAGAATTGCAAACCGCAGGATTGGGAAATGAATTTGATGGGTCAATAATGAGCTTTAGCGGGGAATTAGAAAAAATGATGCAGAGAGTTCAAACTGTCCAGCAGCCCCAACCTACTGCACAAGGACAACAACAACTTCCCACAACACCGACTAGCACAGCCCAACCACAAACATAAACTATTCTCCCAAAACCTCTTTACACTTTTCAACAAACATTTCTAATATATTGTAACCTTTAGTCACTCCATTATTCCCCGTAGCCCCAAAACAATGAAATACCATATCATCATATGTAGTACCAAAACCATACGGAGGCAAATGACCCAAATCCCAAATGGGTTTTCCAACGCTATGTGTTGGATAAAGTAATTTTAACTTCAATTCTTTTGATTCTGTTTCCCATGTCAATTCTTCGGCTGTGTCACCACGGTGGTTAGGAGCAAAAGAAGGACTTCCAAGTTTAGAATATAATTTACTAGAAAAACCCATACAAGAAGGACCGGCATAAATGTGGTCATAAGTTCCATTTGGTTTTATTATATGGTTGCTTTGTTGGGCAACACCAAAAAGTGTTTCATCATCACGAATTGAATGTAAAATATAATTAACTAATTCCTTTTTTAGAGGAATGGCATCAATATCAAAAAAAATGTAGTAGTCGTATTTATACGACTTTACAATTTCTCCCATAGCATGAGCATGAGTTTCAGCCGCAAGACGACCATCTACTTTAATTTGAGTAATGGGTATATCAAGATTATCAAAAACTTTTTTTTGATAATCTATCATACTTTGGGATATACAATCAGGATATAATGATATAATAAAACAATCAGACATTTTTGACCTTTTAATAAAGTTGAAGCTGTTGTTTACTAGAAACATACGTATTTCCACCAAATTCCATAGTAAACCATATGTCATATAGGCCAGTCGTTAATTCTTCAGTATCTAAGAAATAATATCCTCTTCCTTTTTCTCGTAATTCTACATCTACTTCATCGGCAATTATTCTTAGGTCTTCTTCTGCTGGAAGACAATCACCACATACTTGTTCTATAGATATTTTCAAAGGAGAAACAATAGCTATATTTTCATAATATCTTGCTAAGTCTGAGGCGTTTGTCACATTAGGAGTTATGTCTATGATGATATATTGTTTGGAGCCTAATCTTATCTTATTGGGCCTAAATGCAAATGAAAAATCATATACAATTGGACGTGGACTGGTATAAAACAAAGCAGGATAAATCATCCATGTATTTTCCACAATAGAAAGGTCATCATTTGCTTCTATGTAGGCATACCACACATCCACATAATCTCCTATCGTGTATTTTGTATCACTCAGAGTTAGTGTAACTTGATATAGACCTGTTTCAACATTAACAATAGAAGCCCCCGTCAGAGTTTCTACTAATCTTCTACCTTCTGGATTCTCTTCAGTTACTTCTTCGGGGTCTAAGAAATATATCTCTACTTTATCTACAGCATTAAAATTTGTTCTGTTATTTGAGTTGAATGAAAACAGTTTTAATCTTACACTATCTCCTATAGTGGGGTTCTGATATCGTTCTTTAGTGGCCATTATTTTTCTTTCCTTTTAAACATTCTTCATCATTCCAACCATAACGTTTTCTACTGTATAGTGTGCTTGAATTTATAGCCACTTAATTACCTTTTTTTATGCCCGTAAGGACGAACCATTAGTATTTATCTCTAATGTTTTCTTTTTGCTTTTCTTCTTGCATCTTCCATGGCCGAATTTTCTTTTTGTTTTTGTTCGATAAATCTATCAATCAACCATTTCCTCTCATGCACAGGCATATTGAAAGCTTCTGCCCTGCTCATATGTAAATGATATTGAAAGAAAAATATTTCTTCCATCATATTTTTCCATAATTCTATGCTTGCGGATTCGGGGTCTTCTTCCGGCCCCTTGGGAAGAAAAAATTTGATTCAAGGGGGAGTTCTATTTCAAAATCTTCCAAACAACCCGGACAAGGAATCTCAACCTTGGTATCTACACCAAACGGAGGCTCGTTAACTGTCGTTCTTAAATAAGCAACATCACTAATGGGCAACTTCTTTAATAAGGCTTGTAATTCTTCTTTATTATTAAGCCCCTCTATCTCTTCTATCATAATTGCTGTACGATACAAAAGAGTGTCATCGGCTTGTCCACTAGTTTCAAATCCTCCTCTAAGCTTTCTATCTCTATGCGATTGGACATTTTGCTCATCGGACCCAGTTGAAAGACGATAACTAAAATTATAACCAGTTGTTGGAAGAGAATCTTTTAAATTTGTAGATGAGAATGTTTCCGGGCATGACTCTACGTATAAATCATTCAAATCTATGACTGTTGCAAACTTTCGGTCACAATGGGGACATTTGACTTCTACATCATATGATGGTGTATAAGAAATACCACGTAAGAAAATTAACATATATGTTCTATCTGGCGTAATAAATCTTTCTGAATTAAAGTTTTCTTGCATACACCTATCAAATATCATGTTAATTGCTTGACCCTTTTTAACAAATCTAGGGGTAGCTAAAATCTGTTCCTCTTCACCTGTCATCGGACGAATATGGATTATACCATCTTGTGGACCATCTTCACCATCATAAAATCTTCCCTTTGATGGGAGAGTAATTTCTTCAAAAAGAGTAGATTTAGTCTGAATTCCCTGAATCAATTGCTCAAGAGTTCTAATTGTTCCCGGTGGAATACTTGGTTGAACTTCTCGCAACGCCGCTGGAGACACAATTTTTGTCTCACTTGTAGTTTCTCTTTTTGCTTTTCTTTCTTTTGACAAAGCGGCAGTAAATTGAGGGGGAATATTTCCTGAAATCTCCATTCCACCTTCTGGTTGCAATGGTCGCATAGTCGGCTCTGCACCCTCCTGTGCAGGACGCATAGTTGGTTGTTCCACATCTGATTGGAGAGGTCGCATATTTGGCTGCTCCATGTCTGGTTGGAGAGGTCGCATATTTGGCTGCTCCACGTCTGGTTGTGGCAAGTCCGGTGTTTCGCTCTGAGTTTCTGGAGTATCTACGATATCTGGATTAATAGGCACTCTCTTCGGTTGGTATACTTCATCTGGCATTTTTTCTCTCCTATTTATTTTCCCAATTAAGGAATAATTTTCTATTTTTTAGTGGTTTGGGTTTGCACGAATTGCAACAATTACAATAATCATTTGTGGAATTAGAAAAATCAACTGTGGATTTAGAATAAGCAAATGTAAATTCCATCTCAACAGGAGGATAATAAGGTAAGCCGCCCCAACTCATCGACTGTGGATGTATTTTTTCTATTTTCCAAACTTGACCATTTGATAATCTTAATATGCACGTTTTAGTTTCATTATCTACTACTTTAGAACGAAATCCACCTTCTGATGATGGGTCAAGTAATGTTGAAAACCATTTAAGAAGACCAAACGAATTGTGGTTATCATCATCGCAATAAACATCATACTGCACCGTAAAGGGCACCCAACGAGTAGACCCCGGAATTGGTTTATAGAGCTTTTGACCTTTACAATAAATTTCTTCTTCATCAAATTCAATGCTAGGTAGTTTTAATACATTTACTTCAATTTCCGTGGTTACACCGATTATTTCTAAAGTGTCTTTTTTAATTTCTTCCATTTATTTGTTCTCCCAATTAAGGGATAATTTTCTTCGTTGTGGCTTTTGCTCTTCTTGTACTGTGGCCTTAGAATAACTAAATGTAAATTCAACAATAGGAATATCACTGGAAGAATAATCTAATTGGCCATAATCAATCGCTTGTGGCCACATTTTTTCTATCTTAAAACTTAAACCGTTTGAACATTTTAATATGCCTGTTTTTGAATAATCTCTTGAATTGTCGAAATTTAATATTTTTTCATAACCCCAATTTAAAAGGCTATTTTCAATATTACGTCCCCACAATCCCTCTACACCTATTTTAAAGGGTTCCCAATTAGCTCTCCCTGCAAAAAAATTAGGTTCGTTATTCAAATCCCATCGTACTACGTCGTGGTACATAGAAGGCATCTTTAACATAGTTACTTCGGTTTCTGGGCTTACCCCAAGAACTTCTAAAGTCCATTTTTCTTTTGTTTTAATTTCTTCCATTTTTACTTCTTCGTTATTCTTATATGAGTGTGATAGAACTAAATTTCAATAATATAGAAGATTTAGTTTTTTTAGATTCAGACCTTAGACAAAAGCTTCCTGAATTTAAGGGATACTTTGACCAATGGAAGTTAGCCACCATGACAGGGGCTAGGTCTCTTAAAAATAAATCTTTATTATACATTTTGAATCATTTGGAATCTGAACAAATTAAAGTGATTGAACATCACTTAGACGACAAAGTTACTATTGATAAATCAATAGACCATCGGAATATAAGATTGCTAAGTTGCAACATTGACGATGCGGAATTAGAACTTAACAAAATGGAACCAAAAGGATACCCTTCCATGTATCGAAAAGGTGGCCAACTTTATATATGTTTTTGGAAATAGAAAAAATGATAGAATTAATACTTTTTGTGTTCGCAGTATCAGGACTTACAGATATTATCGTAAATCAAACATTTCTGGATAATTGGAGAAATTACCTATTGGCAACTCCATTTTATTCCATATCTATATGTTCTAAATGCACTGGATTCTTCGCAGGATTATTATGTGGATTTGTATTACTAAGTAATGCACCACTTTATATTTTGATGTGTGGGTTCGCAGGTAGTTTTATCTGTGGATTCTCAGAATTATTTATGAATTATTTAGAAGCTAGAACGATTATTGAATTCGATGAAAAATAATAAAGAAAAACCGTTTTACATATTGTATTGTGAAATTTGTAACTGGAAGAAAGTTTCAGATGGGTCTGATATTAAAGAGATGACCGAAATTAAAACATCTCCTGTTCCGAGTAGCCCACCGACCCTTGACCCTGTTACTAAAAAAACAATTATTCATAAGAGCAAAAAACAAACAAGAAGATTTAAATGTCCTCAGTGTGGGCGAGTGATAATTCCCAGAAAACTTCGAACGGAGAAACTGAATGAAAAAGATAGGTTTAATGGACGTGAAAGCGGCTCTTAAAGATTATAGATTCAGAGATTCGTTACCAATAGAACTTCAAGAAGATGTTGCAGGATATCTTCATAATCCGGGGTGTGCATGTAATGTCCCATTTTATAGAAAATTAATAAAAAAATATTCTAAATATCTTAAAAAATATTATCCGGGTTCTGAAGTTTCAGATGAGGAAGAAGAAATAAAACAACTCGCTGAAAACAATTGGAGCGTTATAAACTGCAAGATATTCGAACTTGAAAGTAGATTAAAACAATTGGCCCCCGGAAGAAAACAATTAGCAGTTAGTAGATATGAAGATGAGGTGACTGTTATTGTTAATGAAATTAATATATTGTGGTAGCAAGTCATATATATACCGATGTACAAATTATTGGATTGGAGGGGGATACGTGAAAGAAAGAATGCTCATATTATTGGGGCACGAAGAAGAAGAAAGACGTAATGCTATTAACAGAAGCATTTCAGGCTTGAATGCTGATATTGTAGAAGTAGAAACGGGGGAAGAAATAATAGAACGAGCTAAGAAAGAAATTTTTTCTTGTATTGTAATAAGCTATGGTCTTCCCGATTATGAAAGTTTTTCTTTAGTAAATGAATTACGAATACAAAAAATTTCTACTCCTATTATAATTGTTTCTGAATACAGGAATAAATTTGTAGTGTTTACCGTTAAGAATGGAAGCACTAATTATATACCTAAAAACAATACTTTACCCAAAATTCTTGCTTCAGCAATTGAAGATGTTACAGACTTTTATAAAGTTCCACAATCTGTAGAAGGACAAATTAAATTTCTGAAAAACATTAGCGAAGCAGCTAAATGTTGTGGAAATTATATGGCGGCTATGTAATTAGATTCATCTAATATTTTTTGGCAACTTTTTATCATCTTGTTGGGATGATTACGATATTTATCTATTTCTAGAGGCCACATGTCTTCTTTCAACCTTCTCTCACCAGCGTAAATTGCATTTTTATAAAAAGTTTGAGCCTTTTTGTATATTTTTTTATGGTAATAGATGTCACCTAATAAACACCAAAATTCTGCCATATTTGGCTTTGTGGCTATACACGGTAAGATGTTTCTAAGAGAACTTGATACATCTTTCTTAATGTAAAGTTGGACAGCGGCTAAATAATATTTTATCATAACAACAGGTAAGCCCATATTTTCTAAAAATAAATATTTCTGTGCTACTGATAAAAATTCATCGTATTTTTCTTCTTGCAATAATACACATGCCTCATAGTAATAAGGGGCGGAGTCTGTTGGCTTCTCCTTCTTCCATTTGTTTATAATATCTGTTTGCTGTTTTGCCATTACTGGAGCGGCATAAATAACAGATGGAAGATAATGAGAATTATCATCAATTATTTCAAATACTGGATTGACAAAAGATAATGATTTATTTTTGTGCCAAAATCTTATGCTTTTTGAAATAATTTTATTTGATATTATTTGTAAATGATAAGATTTTGATATATCAGCTTCTTCAAAACTTGCCTGAACCAATACTTCCCATGGCTCCATATGTAAAATCCAATCTGATTTCACATATGATATTAGTTTATTTTTGGCTTTACTATAATCATTTTCAAATGGTATTTCAATTATTGATGTATTATATTTTTTACATATAGATAATGTCAAATCCTTTGACCCTATATCCCCAATAAGTATATCTCCAGATATAGATTGTAAAGTCTTTTCTATAGTCAGTTCATTATCACATGTCAGAATTATTGTTGTTATCTTCATAAAATCTTCTGTAAATAATGTGTCCTATAATTTCTGCCTCTTCCGTCTTATTACATTCTTCATAATATTTTTTTAAATTGATATAAGCTTTTTCTGCGATATCGTGCTCTAATACATTAAGAAGATGTTCTATAATCTTTTCCACATGTTATTATAGAGCAGAGAAAGAAAGAATAGAAAATCCTATGAAAAGAAAGAACGATATAATATAAATTAATGCATAAATAGGATTACATGGCTACAGAATATCTTAATAACAGAACCTTTGAAAATATAATAAACACTTTTCAAACTTCTAAAAAAACAAAACACAAATATGAGCTTATTGTGGAAGACTTAGATGATGCGTATAAACGTAAATCTAAAAGAAACGCAAATAAACCTGAAGATTCCAAAACACTAAAAGCAAAAAATCGTGTCTTGAGAACTTCTATTCTTTCTTTTGAAGAATCTCAAGATGCATTAGCGACCGCATTTTATACTTTATCTGAGAACATAGCCAGATATGCAAAATTTAACTTTATCGACCCAGATGACGCTATCCAAGAAGGTGTTTTAATTTGTTTCGAAAAAATTGACAGATTTGACCCTTCTAAAGGAAAAGCTTTTAATTATATGACTACTTGTATATTGAATCATTATAGACAACTTTATAGGTCGGCTAGAAATTATAATGAATTAAAGAAAAGGTATCAAAATTTTATGAATTTCCAATCTGACAATAAACCCATGAAAAAAGCAAAGTTTATTGAATAAATTTTTATTTTTTCCTTGTACTTGTTAATTTGTTTATATATAATTTATCTTATGAATATATTGATTGAATCTATAGAACAGCGAGAGTTAGTTGATAAGTTAAAAAATGCCGGTCATTATAAGTTAGTTGAAACTTTATTATGCAATAGTAAAGTTTATACTAAAAAAGGCCGTCTCAATAAAAGTGCAGCGTGTAGAGCTTTGGGATGTAAAACAAAACAACTAGAAGACGCACTTGCTGCATGTAGAGAAATACTTCACAAAGAGTTTGATGAATAGATAATTAATCTATGAAGGCTCTATCGTACCTTAAAGTGATATCGGCTGTCATATAGGAGGAATCCCCCATGTCCATTTCTCCAAAATCAACAGTTTGTGGCCATGCGTTTTCGTATCTCCAAGTTTCTATGACATTGCCACATCCATCATATAGTTCCAATCTAGCCTCTTTTTTAAATTCATTTTCGCCAGATGGGAACCAATTCCCATTTCCAGATACATCATAAATAGTTTGAATCCATTCAAACACAGGATGTTCATCTCTTTTTATGTCATATAGAACTAATGTGAGAGTCTTCCAATCAGGTCTTGCTGGATAATAAATATTTTCAACTAAATGTTTTACTTCCATTTCTTTGAAAGAAATACTTGGTCTTGCACTTTTTAGAGGGGGCAAGGAATTTATACTATTTTGGTCGGCTGATATACCTTCTATTGTTAAAAGCCAACGAAATTTTCTTTTGAAACAAGTGTCGTTATTTTCGAGACCGAAATCGAATCCCATCTGTCTAGCCATAATTCACTCCTTAAAATTTCACCAAAAAAGTCCCCCAAGATTGGGGGACTTTCTTGGTGAGTTATAACAAAAGGATTAGACCGTTCTTAAAGCAACAACTCACCCGCTGGGTCTCTTCCATTATATGTTTGCGGATATTCGTTGCGTTCCACTACCCGTAGACTGTGCGGCTGAATTGCATGGTGTGCAGCAACCACTAATATCTTTGTCTGGGCAGAAACTCTTGTATGTAACTGTGGAATATCTAAGAGTCAACTCAATATTAGATTCTTCTGAGCTAGAATAATCTAATTCACCAAAGTTAATTGCTTGTGGCCACAAATCTTCGAGTACCCATTGTTCGATGGTAGTCCCACAACCATCATATAATTTCAAAACACCCTTGGAAGCATAGTCCTGTCTGCTTGACCCCATATGCAAATGAAATGGGTCTGTAAAGTCATATACAGAAGCTAACCATTTCCATAATGGCAGATTAGCTCCATCTGCTACATCGTAGTATGTCACTGTAATAGTTTCCCAAGATGCTTTACCGGGAATCCACCCTTTTGCATTGAGTCTATTTATTTCTGTTTCTTCAATAGTTAAATTGGGCCTAGCTGCTAGTTTTACAAAACTATCAGGAACAATGTCATTTCCCTTCGCCAGACATACTTCTTCTACCCTGAATGTCCAACGAAACTTTCTTTTGAAAATAAGATTTCTATCCCCTAATTTGCCCAATCCCATTGGTTGTCCTGGTTTATCTGCCATAATTTTTTCTCCTATTAATCTATTTTAAACATCCTTCGCAAACGCATGGGTCAAATTTGCCCCCGCATTGAGGTATATATTGAACTTCAGAATATCTTAAAGTTAATTCTATATTACACTCTTCCGAACTAGAGTAATCTAATCCGCCAAAATTAATGGCTTGAGGCCATAAATCTTTCATAGTCCATTCTTCGAGTCCCACTCCGCAACCATCATATAACGTCAAAACACCCTTGCCAGCATAATTTTTTCTAGTTGAACCCTGATGGGCTTTTTCAATTGGGTCCATTCCAAAGTTATATATTGCAGCAAGCCAATTCCATAAATTATCAGACCCCTCACCCTTTGCCACATCATAGTAAGTTACTGTAATGGTTTCCCACGCTGCCTTGCCGGGAATCCACCCTTTTGCGTTAAGGAAATTAATTTCTGTTTCTTCAACTGTCAAACTAGGTCTAGCTGCAACCTTTACGTAGTGCTGTGGTATATTCTCCGTGCATATTTCTTGAATCTCAAACGTCCACCTAAACTTGCGTTTGAATATCAAGTCTTGACTGCCAAGATTACCTAGACCCATGCTATCTACTGCCACTTCTTACTCCTCTAATTCTTTAGAAGTTATCAATACCTTCATCAAAGCTTCCTGTTCTATGTATGCTGAATTCTATATATATAAATTCAACTGCTCTTAATGGCTGAATACCAATTCTTGCACGGAATTCATTTCTGTCGATTACATCAGGCGTGTTCAACTCTTCGTCTGCTTTAATTATATATGCATTAATTCCTCGTCCTATTTGGATTTCTCTAAGAATCGTATCTGCTATTCTTACGAACCTCTGACGGAATTCGTCATCATGCGGGTCAAACAACAGATTGCGTGATGCGTTGCGAATTCTTTTTTCGACTACAAACATCAATCTTCTGACATTCACTCTATCCAATGCCGTAGGTGCTCGTTGGAGTGTTTTCTGACCCCAAACTAAGAAGCCCTCTGAGTCCGAGAATTGAACGATTGGGTTAATCGCATTGCGATTTCCGTACATCGAATCTCTCTCTTCCAATGTTGGACGGCTGAATACATCTATAATTCCGGGCACAATACCCCTTGTGGTTCCCGCAGGCGCAAACCAAGGAGCAGCAAAGTTATCACTTCTAGCATACACGGCCATAACAGAACCAGATGGTGGAACCCAAACGTTGACACCGTTGAAGGTGTCAGAGATTTTAACCCAAGGCCAGTACAAGGCACCGAAATCTGAATCAAATCTTGTTGAGTTCAGTGGGTGAGTACCATTTTGCCATTGAATTATTTCATTTACAGTAAGACCGAATGGCGGGTCAACAATAGCCAAACAATCCATTCTTAAACTCTGGCAAATAAACAACATGGCTATTATAACTGCCGTAGACGAATGACCCGGAACAGCAATCAGGTCTATGTCAATTTGCTCTGGCTCCGACAATGCGAACATCCCCGTGAACCCAATTTCATTTCCGATAATCAAATCATCTTGTTCATCTGGGTCTGCTGGAATTCCGTCTGCACCGCCAGTTAAGGCATAAGCACTTCCAACAGCACTATCGGCTGGCGATGCTATTAAGGCTGTATTATCGTCCACACGGATGAAATCTGAAACCAAGGCCAAGAATGTTTCTACATAGTATCTACTTGCTTGATTCTTCGTAAGATTACCCCACGATTCAACCTGTACACCTGAAGAATATACTTCCATAACGAAAGTGTTATCGTTCTCGTCATTGGTAATTACTACCTGAGTATTATTACCTTCGATTCCAGCACTATCTGCCATTAAGGTAAAGCAAGTTCCCGTGGCTGCTGCACCAGTGATGATTCCAGCATGGTCATTTGCGACACCTGTTGTAGCTTCTGGGCTTACTCCGCTTTCGGTAACTCCTGTAAATCCAAATACGGAATACGATGCTACTGTTTTAACTAATATTTGTGCATCACGTCCAAAGTGCTCAGTGCGGAACGATAAGTTATCAGTTCCAACAAGATTTACTGCTTCAAATCCACCCGGAAGATTATTGTCGATATAATCATTAATTTCAGTAACAACTTCAGTAATTGTATTACTTAGACCTTCTAAGTTTTCGAGGTCAATTATTTGTATCGTATTATCAATCAATACGTTGTCTGTTCCATCCACCACAACTTGGAGCGACATATTTGTTAAGCCCGTGAAATCATAATTTCCGGGCAATGTACCGGAATCTACTGGATACCTTGCTGCTGTTCCAGTGGTGATAGCCTGAGTCATTCCTGTTCCCAAGCCTGTGGCGGCTGCTGCTCCACCATAAATCGAACTTAAAACCGATACCATTTCAATTGAAGCATCTGGGCCATATGCATAGGTGCTATGAATCTGCAATTCTCCAGTAGTTGCTTCCACAAAAATGATTCCATCAAAGTTCATTCCAAGGTCATCGGTATCGGGGTCATCAAGCTGGTCGTTTAGGTCTTCTACTATCTCAGTGACAGTCAAACTAACCGGAACCGCTACTGTTGCGTCCTCGGCTACCACTAATGTCTTAGATGACAACACACCATTAACTCTCCATCTAAAGAATCCCGGTGCAGTGAAGGTATAAGGTCCAAGGTCTTCAGACTGTATAATTACCGAAGTACCAGAAATCGGAACTGCTACTTCTGCTATTTGTGCCGCTTCATCGTTAACTAAATCAGTCTGTGCTACTCTTACCACCCATAGTTCGTTAGCAATAAGAAGATATTGCTCTGCCGCATAAATCAGATAGGGGTCGCCTACTTCTGGATGTGGCCAACCGAATACGGTATGTAGCTCTCTTGATGTTCGCACCGTTGTTGGAATATTGATTGGTCCCTTACTTGCGAAACCTACCAAACCAGCACGATGGAACGAATCTTCTGATGCGATAAAACTTAAATCTTTCTCAGTTATTCGAACAGAAGGACTAATTGTGTTCGATGGCGGAAATCCTCTTAAAATTGCCATATGTTTTTCTCCCTATAAGCTATTCTTGTATTTTTTTCGTCGAAATAAGGCCCAAACCCTCAACTCTATCAATATATTCCGTATGACTTTCATCTGTAATCACACGGACATTATGCCCCTTACCAACACCCGGAATATTCAAAGTTGTAAACGCCTTTGGTGCTTTCTTTGAACGCACAACCAGTTGTATGGGGCTTCTCAACTTGTTTGTAATTTCTATCATGGTGTCCAATCATCTACGGCCACTTCTAGCCTGTCTATAGATTCTGATATTTCTTCAACATTTAAGTTGTCATAAATATCTATCTTTGTTTTTAAAACAGCCTTGTTTCTTCTTATCGGCTGTGGTATATACGTCTCTGCTGTCATATTAACTTCAAACTTAATTACTCTAATATTTTCGTCGCCCGGTTCTATCTCAGCGTTGTTTGCTATCGAATCTATTTTCACGCCTGTTTCCCATGCAACTCCTCTAACTCGTATGTATGCCATAGGAGAAAATTTTGTTAGGATTTGTTCTAAAAGTTGGTTCATATCTTCTACATAAAGCGTCCATCCGTATAATGTGTACCCTACATCGACAGGTATACCCCTTGAAATTCCAAACACGGTGTCTCTTTCATATTTTTCATTTACAGTAAATCCCGGCTTATCATCGGTTCTTAGACTTCGTAAATAATCTGTAGCACGATGGTAAATATATCTGTCTTGATTAAAATCAAAAGAATTAGAATAAATAGCCAGCATAGGAAGTCTAATTCTGTCCACTACCAAACTATTGTCTTTTCTTACGTTTTGTTGTAAAACAGCGGCTACTGCTTTTTCTTGTGTCGCCCAAATAATTGGTACTGGATGAGCTTTACCATCCTCGTCTAAAACAACAATATTTCGAAATAAATCCATAACTGCTTCATCGCAACCTCTTATGGCTTTTGAATATCTATAAACTACGTTTCTATTTGGCTTTTCTACATCATTAACTATTTGACCTGTTTGCATTGGGTCGCATAAACGCTGCTCTCCAATACCAACTTTTTTATTGCTTATATCTGTAAGCCAACCATCATCTCTTGTGCCATTATCATCACAAAAAACATCAGGTGGGTTATCCATTATAGAGCCGGGGAGACTCTTATCTTGAGCACATGCATCAGCTAATGATTTTTTGTTTTGCGATCCCAAATTTACGAGTCGATTTTTTGCCATACAAATTATATAGTTTTAGTAGAATGAAAAAATATTATGTATATAAAGCAGGAGATAATTATTATGCTTGAATATAATATTTGGCTAGAAGTAAATCAGCAAAAAAAGAAATTACAACGATTAGCCAAAGACGGAAATGTAGATATTTCCAAACTTTCCATTGAAGAATTAATCATGGGCGTGAAAGTTGAAAAAGAACATAGTGGTAAAATGGGCAAAGATACAGATGTAACTGGTGGAGACCCTATAAAAGTATTAAAAATTGCAATTGCTCATTTAAGGGAACACCCCAAATATTATACCAAGTTAAAAAAAATAGAAGGTAAGCACTAAACAATTTTAAAGTCTGGTGCCTTCTGTGTTACATTTCCTTCTCCTGTTGTAACACTCTCTTGGAACTTTTGTGCTATGATTGTTAATCTCATCGCACCCCACAATTTAAATTCTCCTAAATTTCTTTGAATGATAACCCAATTTTCTCGTAGATGTGGAGTATAAAGACGAGAACCTATTTTAGGAGCATGTCCTACAGCGTCTAAGACAGCTTTGTAATTTAATTCAAATAGCATTTCATCTGGCGAATCTATACCAAACGCCCCTTGGTCATTCGTAGAAGAAATTGGCTCATAAGTACAATAAAGCTGAATTGGATTATTAGAGAAAATCTTACCACGGTCTTCCCAATAAATTGGGTCTACTGTACCTTCCTGAATAAAAACTTCATAATAGAAAATGGGGGAACCACCCATCTGTATTATTTCTTGGTCCCAAAGATTAAATAAATTTAATTCTGGGTTTTCAGGGTCAAATTGTTGAATGCTCCCAGCAGCTTGATATGGAGTCCCACAGGAATTAAGTAACATTTTTATCCCCTATTCTAAAGTAATTCTTGGCGTAATAGTTATTGTTCCTCCACCTGAAGGTATTGAGAACGGTGCTGCGTTGAATCTTTCAATCCATAATATCGTGGTACTTGCGTTGTCCAAAATATTATTTGTTACGTAATATCCGTAAACTGAAGAAGCTCCACCAAAATAGAATGACAAATCCATATTATATTCGGCAGTTGTTATGTCCGAAGCTTCGGTAATAACCCAGTTAGCAGGAGTAAGCTGAATGGGAGCATACAAATAATCTGTAACTTCTGTCAGGTCTGTTCTTACGATAGTTTCTGTGGGACTACTTATGGGAGCGGTATATAAACGATAATAGAAACCACCAGCAGGAATAGCTGTTTCTCCCAACATATATCCTAACAGATTCGCCTCTCCTTCAACTGGTGCAATTAAAGACATCTTTTTTATCCTTTCGTTTTATATACTACTAGTAACTACTTTAATCTAGCTAGAATATATATAAGTCTTATAGCTAAAAAGGATATAATGTGATTAAAAAGAAAGATGGGACAGTATATCGTCTTAATTCCCCTAATCCTCTTGTTTCAGACCAAGAATTTTGGGCGGAAAAAGATGAGTTTATAATACACAACTTTGATTGGGATAAAACCCTAACAGAGTTGGGAGATTTTTTGCCATCATTCCAACTTCAAAAACCTGAAGTAATAGACCCTGAAGCAATAGACCCTGAAGTAGAACCTGAAGTAGAACCTGAAGTAATAGACCCTAAATCATTTCCACTTCAAAAACCTGAAGTAATAGACCCTGAAGTAAAAGAACCCGAAGTAAAAGAAGAAAAACCTTTATATCTTAAGAATGTTGTTGTGATTCACTGCCAGCCAGTTATCATCAAAGAACATAAAGATGATTTATATGATGAATCATATAAAAAAAATCAGTATGGAGAAAAATTTACTTTTGAAGGAATCATAATACAGAGAGAAGATTTTATGATTCTCTTTTGGACTAATATAGAATTAACAAAAAACTCCATACTCTACCCTAGCAAATATAGGGATGGGGTAAAATTTGGTGATTATCGTTGGTGGAAAGTAAATGATATGAGAGAAAAATCTGGTGGATTTGTTGTTCAGGCAGTTGTTTCAGATTATCAACCAGATTTTACTTAATCTGTTTTAAAAATTTTAGGGGTTTCAACAGGGGATATTATTGACACATCTATCCCTTTTGTTTTTAATAAAGCTTTATGTTGATTTGTCGAAAGAATAAATCCGGCTTGGTATATTTCTATTAACATCATAGCAACCCGTCGATAATCATTCTCGTGACGAACAGAATCCGAAACTCTTTCTAATATTGTCCAATGCTTTTGAACTATATCTTTTGGCAACAATTGCATGACAAATTTTACCAGAGCTTCAGGATATGGATTTCTTCCTAAAGAATTCATTTTTTCTTCTTTTTACGTTTCTTTTTCTTCTTTTTATGGTATATCTCAGGACTGCCCCACCAATTAAAATCAGGGGAATGGGTGCCATCATAGATGGCACCTGTCCCCGCCATTTCATTCAGCCATTGTTTGAAACTTATCATTTTTAGACCTATGCTGCTCCCGCCTGCTCACCAGCTTTAGCAATCGCCGCCGCCAAAGCTTGAGATTGTAATACAGCATTAAGCTGTTTGGCTTTTGCCATTTCTTGCGGATTAGTTCTTAATTTTTCAATAAACCCTTGAGAAGAAACTCCTTGAGTAAACGCAGGGGCATTTATATAATCTTTTACATCATCTGGATGTCTAAACATATCAGCAGTTGGCAAATTAAAATCTACATCATGACTTATTTCAGGGGTCGCTTCTTCAGGAGAAGGTGCGGCCTGACGTTGTTGCTGTCCAGCTTGTGTTTGTTGTGTTTCTTCTCCAAAATCTGGTGCAAACATTGGTTTATAATGACCCTGTTTTACAGAATCAATAGTTTTTTGATTTTTTACGATTTGTGCTAACCACCGTTTCTCGTCGGCACCTCCAATATCTGGTGTTCCTCGAATTAGAGTTAAACCCTTTTTAGCCAGAATTCTATTTGACATAGTACGAGCATAGTTTTTGATAGCCGCCATGTCGTACTCACTTTCTTCTAAATCTTTTTCAAGAACATATTGAGACATAAAGTAAACTTCTAGCTCAGTTCTCACCTGAGATTCTTTAGCAATTTGTGAAATATTACCACCTTCTATATCCTTCTTTTTATCTTTTTGAATTCTGTCTGCTTTTGCCCACATCTCGCCAGATTGATAAGCAAAAGTTATTTTACCATCTTTTATTCCAGTAACAATTTTTCGTTCATCGTCGTCTTCATATTTTCCTCCTCCTCTAAGTGCATCGGCAGCATCAATATCGAACGTCCCGTATTTACTTTTGCCACTTTTCATAGGAGCATCTAAACTTTCTCCCCTTTTTGGTTTTCTTCTTGTACCATATCCCAAATCTAATTGGGCAACTTCTGCCACATAATTAGATGTTCTGCCCATAACCACCCTTTTTGCGTCTTGGTAACTCATCTCTATATGTTCAGAATCTCCTTCTTTAAGAGCTTCTGCAAAACTCACAAATGGGCCTTTTCCGTTTTGTTTTTTAATTAATCCTCTAACATTCATATACATAATAGATTTGCTTTCTCTAAGTCTATCTACATGTAAAGGATTATATTGACCCTCGGCAGTTTTAATGCCATGGTCTATTCCTTGCAAGATTATACTTTGTATTTCTGACCCATCTAATCCCATTACATTTGTGTTTTGAGGACTTATGGCTATGAAATATTTATCTATAAGAGCGGTATATTTAGCTCTGGTATATCCTATTCTTTTTAAATCAGCATCGCTAATAGGCTCTTTTCCTTTTGTCATTTGGCTTGGTTTGTATTTACCTTTAGAAACAACACCCGGACCTGTTCCCGTAGCTCTTTCCTCTGCTCGATAATCTGATAAACTTATTTCAGCGTCTTTTGTTTCTTGTAGTTCTTCATTAGATTGACCATATAAATCCATAAATGAATCGTAAGGAACTTCTATTCTTTTCTTACCAAATTCTAAAATCTTTCCTTTAGGTAAACTTTCTGCAATTTGTTCTGGTTTTAATGAAGGTTCTGACATTAATTCTGGATTAGTTTCAAATGCTTTTGTTATAAGTGCCTGTAGCATTAATCTACTAGTTGCAAAATTATTCAAACGTCCTTGGGAAAACATTTTTCCGGGTAGAAGTGTGCTTACTTTTTCTTGTGAAGAGGCCGTTTTATCACCCATTTGATAAGTATAATCCACCACAGCGGCTCCATCGGAGGTTGCTCCTACTTTTGCATCTATCATCCCAGAAAGTTGTGCTTGAGAATATAATGGCTTAACAATTCCACCCGCAGCACTATAATTTGCAATTGTTCCATCATATAGAAAACCTACTCCAGTGGCGGGTTTCCCCGGCCCAGCAGATGCCGTTCCCAATACTGAGTCTTTCGCTGGGTCTCCCAATAATCCTGTCGGGATTGCTCCTTTCCAATCATGGACGGCTCCAGCAGCAGTGCTTTTGAGTAATCCTAAATAGTTGGGGGTTACAAGACGCTTTTCTCCTTTGGGAGTTTTTGCTTCCATTGTAATTTCTTTCCAATGGTCTAAGTCGAATCCGTAATCTCCTCCCTCATGTATTGGTGTTATTAGTTTATCTAACAATGGCCCCATATGTAATTGTACATTCTGGAAGGTCATAGGTTTACCACGACCCTTAGCGGCTAAAGTTATTGTTCCCGTTTCTGGTGCCGCCCCTGATTTTTTTCTTTCTAAAGAAGCATATCTTAAACCCTCACCATATCTCCATGCAAGAGCGTTTGGCCACTTGCCCGGAGGAAACTGTAAAAGAAACCTAATATCACTCTCGTCAAACAAAATAGGCATTTTAGGAGTACGCACATTTGTTTTTGTGGCTTCACCAAAGATAGATGGCCCCCGTTTTTGTCCGGGCGTGAAACCACCAATAGGAACTACCCTACTCGCAGCGGCCTGCCTCACAGAATTACCAGATAACCTTCCTTCTACAAAAGAACGAAATGAATTTTTTATCATTTTTTTTACCTCAATTTAAACCGTCTCATATATGTATGCTGTTTATTTGACTTTTAGCTTCTTTTACATATTCTTTGTCAACATCAATTCCAATCCCATTAACACCTAACTTTTTAGATGCAATCAAAGTGTTTCCCCAACCCAAGAACGGGTCCAATATAACCATATCCTCCTTCAAACCATGTAACTTGATGCACATCTCTGGAAGTTTCCAAGGAAATATTGCCGGATGGTCAGCGTTTTTTGGCGCAAACCTCTCTTCCATCCACCTCGCCAAATCTACGGGGTCAATCCGTCTTTCTCTTCTTTTCTTCCCGTTGTTTATCAACCTTCCAGCATTTGCCGCCATTGTGATAATGGCTTTGTTTACTTTAGCTTTTTCTGCCGCCTCTGAAACAGTTAGCCAACTTTTTTCTACCTCTGCCTCAGACACACCAGTTTCCGCCTCTCTAATTATTGTCTCATATGGAATAAACCAACAATTACCACGACATCTTATACCACCTTCGTTATTCCATCGTTCGGCATTAAGCTTATCATTATAAGGGACACCAATACCTAATCTATTTACTTTAACATTACCATCCTTTGTAAAATGAAAAATGTGTTCAAATGTATTATTAATGAACCTTCCACCCTGTACGGGTTTGAAATGCCCGAACGTCTTGCCGTCTATAAACAAAGACTTAATCCAAGATATATTATTCTGTAATATAAATATTTCTCTCGCTACCGTTGCTACATCCATGCCTAACCATGGGTCTTTATTAGTGAACCCTATGTTTAGGAAAAAAGACCCATCATCCTTTAAGACTTGTTTTACAAGTTGCATCCATTTACTTGTCCATTCTAGATATTCTTGACGAGGCAGCTTATCTTCATATGTTTTGTAGTCTTTTCCCAAATTGTAAGGAGGGCTACAAACTACAACATCTATGCTCTTCGGGTCCATTTCAGACATGATTTGCATACAATCACCAAGGATTACTTCTTGTTTAACCATAAAATAATATAGTCCAGCGAGTATATAAATGTATAATGGCCAATAATACTTTAGCAATCGGAAGACCGTCTAACAACACCATGACATCTGTTCAGTGTCCCTCATCATGTTCAGACCTTGGACCTGTAGACCCTCTGAATAAAAATGAATTAGGACCAAGACCAAACAGAGAAAAAGTCCGAATGCAAATAAGAGATTATATTTTGAATATGTTGGGAGCACCCGCAATAAAACTAGAATTAGATGAACAAAATATAGACTTCTGTGTTGACCAATCTTTGAAAATTCTAGAAGATTATGCACCAAGAGAGTATTTCAATTATTACGCAATGAATTCTGTTCCGGGTAAAAGTGTATATGAATTACCTCCTAATGTGGGAATAGTAAGAAATGTGTTCTATAAAGAACAAGGAACATTCGCCTTCCAAGCATCTGACTTAGATGGAGCTATCCCAGTTGAATATTTCTACCCCGGTGGTGCTTACGCATCTATTCAGGGTGGCTTGATTGACCCTATCCAACCTATTTGGGGAAGAATGGGCGAATGGGTTTTATATAAACAATATGAACAAATGTATTCAAGAGTTAGCTCAAATCTCGGCGGATGGGAATTCATTGGAGGTCTTAAACATATTAAAGTCTATCCTACACCATCTAGGTCATCGAAAATATTAGTTCATTATTTGCAAAGAAATAAAGATTGGGAAGAAGTAACTCAGGCTATGCAAGAGGGTGCTCTTAGCTACGCCAAAGAAATCGTCGGAAGAATTAGAAGCAAATATCCCGCACCTCCGGGGCCGGGGGGCGGGATGCAACTCGATGGACAAAACCTTCTTGCTGAAGCAAAAGAAGAAAGAGCCGAGTGGAAAAATGATTTAATTTATCGCTTTGGGGATTTGCCCGCTTTGACCATGGATTGATGACTTTTTATTTATTTCTTTAGATTAAAATGAAATCTTCTTACTATTATATGGTAAGGAGATTTTTTATTATGTTAAAAAGAACAACAGAAGAGGTAAAAAAGTATTTTAAAGAACATGGATGTGAATTGCTAGGTGAATATCAAGGAGCGATAATACCAATGGCTTATAGATGTTCTTGTGGACGTATATCTAAAATGAATTGGAATAATTTTACAAAAGGTAAACGATGTGGGTATTGTTCGGGTAAAAGAGTACACAAATACACCATTAAAGAAGTTAAAAAAATATTCAAAGAACATGGGTGTGAATTATTAGAAAATGAATATGAAAACGGAAAAATACCCATGAAATATAAATGTAAATGTGGAAGGGCATCTGAAATTTCTTTAAGTGCTCTTAAACATCAAAAACAACACTGCCGACAGTGTGGAATAGACAAAAATAAAGGTAGCGGAAATCATGGGTATAAATCATATGAAGAAGTTAAAAATTATTTCCAACAACAATCTTGTGAATTAACTACTTCTGAGTGGGATAGTGAAATAACTACTGTTTCTAAGTTAAAATTAAAGTATATCTGCAAATGTGGTAGAAAAGCAGAATGTAGTTGGAATAATTTCAAAAAAGGGAAGCGATGTGGTTATTGCCATGATAGAGGAAGGGTAAAAAAATTCACATTTGATGAGGTTAAATCTATATTCGAAAACGAAGAGTGTGAATTATTAGAAACTGAATATATTAATTGTGGCACCCCAATGCAATTTAAATGTTCTTGTGGAAATATTGGGAAAATTAATCTAAACCATTTTAAACGTGGTAACAGATGTCATAAATGTGCTGTGAAAAAACGTACTGGTCCAAATCATTTTAGATGGAGAACCGATAGAGAACAACTTAAAATTGACAAAAAATTTAGAGCACTTTGCATGAGCTTACTTCATCGTGCCTTAAAAAAAACAAGAAAAGAAAAGACTGGTAGAACTTATAAATTATTAGGATATAATTCTAAAGAATTACAAGAGCATGTTAAGTCTCATCCTAATTGGGATGAAGTTAAAGATGGCAATTGGCATCTTGACCATATCTTCCCTATACAAGCATTTTTGGATTACGAAATAAAAGATATTAAATTAATTAACTGTTTAGAAAATTTACAACCTTTATCTCAACATGAGAATAATTCTAAATATTCAAAATATGACAAGAAAGAATTTGAAGAGTGGTTGAATAAAAAGATTGATTAAATTTGTATGTTTTTATATAATATGACAATGATAATAGAAAATAAATTAATGGAAAAAGAAATTAAATTAATGGAAAAAGAAGTTGTTGGCTCAAGGGACGATTTTTTTCGCTATCATATGTTATCGTTGTTGCCTAGACTAGCAAATTGTAATAAAGAAATAAGTTATTATAAAAAAAAGATAACTGATGAAAAACATCAAATAAATAACATGTTAGAAATAATAAAAAACGGGGTTAGTGATGACCCTTGGGATAGAATGGCATACGATTGTAGGCAGTTGAGTATTGAAGAATTTTTATCTAGGGAGGAGAAGAAGGGTGTAGAGTTTTATGGATATGAATTTGCTAAGATATTGATTAAAATAGATGAGCTAAATTTTGGTTTAAAAATAAAACAAGAAGAGCTTACAGAAATCAAACGTAAGATGAAACAATTACAAAAAAATAGACTTGGGTTAAAACTAGAAACAAAGATATGTTCTAAGTGTAAAGTAGAAAAAGAAGCTTTTGATTTTAATGGTGATTCTTATTGGTGTAAAGAATGTTGTAAAGAATATAAAATTGAATATGAAAAAAATAATCCCGAAAAAATATACGCAGCAAAATGTGTAAGAATAGCTAGAAAACTCGGTATTATAATCAAACCTACAAAATGTTCAGTTTGTGGTATAGAACCAGAAAACAATGATATGATACAGGGGCATCATAAAAATTATGACAATCCTTTAGACGTAGATTGGGTTTGTGCCAAGCACCATGCCCCTCTTGATGATATTAGAAGAGAAGCAGAAGAAGGTATTAAAAAAGAACCTATTGACGGGCAATCGGTCTCTGAAGTATTATATAAAAATCTCTTAGCTGAATTACACGAGGCTATAACATAATTCTTGACTAATTATAAATTTTTTGTATAATAGAGCACATGAATAAAATGTATATCTTAATTGGTATCCCCGGTTGTGGCAAATCTACATGGTCTAAAGAAAACATAAATGAAAATACGGTTGTTATCTGCAAAGATGCTTTCCGAAGTATGTTACGTATAGATTATAAATACAATAAGAAATATG